GTCGCACCCGCCGCGCCCGCTCCCAGCAGGCGGGCCGTGGCGGCAGCCAGGAGGGGCGCATCAATGGCGGGGTTGTTCGTCAGAGCGACGTGGAGCAGGTCCAGCACATCGCCGGTTTGTTCGTCGTAGGGAAACACGGGGCTGAGGTAGCGGTACTCGTCGGTGGCGATGTACTCAGCAGCCCGGGGCGTCCAGCTCACCGCGCCGTACAGGCCCGGCTCATCGCCATCTGAAACAAAAACGAGAGAGCGGGGATCAATCCAGCCCGAGGCGGGCGCAGGCTCGCCGTTCTCGGCTGCGGAGAGCAGCTGGTGCTCGTAGTCGACGGGGATGTCGGATGTGCGTAGCGCTGCGCGGGCGATGATGTCTGCCGCGTGCGCCGCATCCAGGTGCCAGGGGCCGGCGCCGGAATAAGCTCCCCGGGGCGCATCGAAGACGCCCCCGGGGATCAGCCGCTGCAAGCGCTCGCCCGGCTTAACCCGGAGCGAGCAGGCCGCGAGCGCGGCGGCGGAGGGAGGTGGTGTGGTGGTTGCCATGGCCCAATGATGGGCTGCCAGCACACCTGATGTGAGTATGACGGTGATCGGCACTGCATCGCAGCCGCACAGACCCCGTTAGAACCCCGTTAGTTTTTGTTTTTGAAGGTCAGTGGGTAGTGCGGTGGCTCCACGCCCACAAAAACGCGCCATGGGCCGCTATTGGGGTCAGCCCAATCCCGCGTTGATCGCATCATCCAGCAGGTCATACAGGATATCCAGAATCGCCTGCTCATCTGCCGGGGCCAACTGCCCGCGCTCAGGGTCGAGGGTCAGCAGCCCCCGGCGGGGCATGCGCTGGGTGCCAAATTCGTGAAACGCCGCATAGGGCTGGCCAAACCCCACAGACACACTCATCGCATCGGCCTGGTAGCTCAGGCTGCGGATCATGTCGCCATAGCGGTCAAGCACGCGGCGGTGCCCGTCCTGGGGATACCGGGCAATCGTGCTGTCTGCCCACCCGATCCACGCCCGCCCGGCAGGGTCGGCCTGGGTTTCGATGCGGTCACGGATGCGGTTCTCCAGCTCCATTCCGATCCCGGCCATGGCGGGCCGCAGGTTGCCCATGCGCGCCAGCAGTCGCTGAAGGGTGGCACCGATCTCGGTATTGTCAATATGGATGGAAATCATGAGCCTATCCGTTTAAAATCCAGATGAGAGCGAGGCGTGGAAATCGGCTTCCACGCTCATGGGACTGCTGCCTTGCGCAGCTACCGATGTATGGAGGGACGGCCGGCCTCCCGCTCTCTCCCCTCATTTGAGTTCGCCTCGCATCAGCACGAGTGATCCGTTATCAATCCGCGCCTGCAGATCTGATAGCTGCGGGCGGTATCCCGAAATCACCACGTTGGTTCTATCTTTCCGCTTGTAGTCGAACTCCACAGCGACCTGCCCACGCTTTGCCAATGCATCGGGTAGAACGTACAGCAATGTAGTGCTCTGAGTGTCGTAGAGCACAGCCAGCGGCTCCGCCATGAGTTCAGGCAGGTTTTCCCACACCTGGTCGGGTAGTGCATTCCCCTGTTTTTCGTGCCTGCGGGCTTTAGGGCCAACAATCGGGCCGCTCGAAACACCGATTGCTGCATGTGTCGGAAGTGCCTTGCTGTTTTCTGATAGCCACGTTAGATCTGCGGGGGCGATAGCGCCGATGATTGGGGTTTGGCTCTTGAGCACCGGGTTAGACGGCAGTGCGGCCAGCCATGTGCGATAGTCATCTGCCAGGCCGGAGGTTATGGAGGCATCCAAGGTGGGCCATGTCACCGCGCCGATATCTGCCGGCAAGGCAGCCAGTTTCAGCGCGGCTTGCCGGCGAATTTCCGCAGCCCGGGCGCCGGCCTGGCCCGGGTTGTAGGCCCAGCCAGGGTCAATCCCGGCGGGGACCTGGAGCACTTCTCCCGTGCGTGGATTGATCCACTCCCGGCTATCAGCGGGTGGGGCCGTCGTGGTGATGCTGCCCTCATCGACCCGGCGGGCGTATTCCCGGCGCGTCATGGACTGCACACGGCACCGGCACCGCCAGCCGTTGGGCGGCCAATGCGTGTTCCAAAACGGATCGTCCACGGGCAAGGTCACACCGTTCCACTGGGCGTGACTGGCGCGCACGCGCTCATCCCCCCGGGTGATGTAGCGCACGTAGGGGTGGGTGGCTTTTGCATCGTTGATGCGCGCCCACTGGCCAGCGCTGTACGCTACCTGGGCGTTGGTGTCCAGGATGAGCTTTAGCCGGGGCGGATTGAAACGGGTGCTGACGACGCCCCCAGTAGCCGGGTCCACCACCTGTTTTTCACCCCACCACCCGGCATCTGCGAGCACCTGCTGGGCGCTCTTCATCCAGTCACGGCGGGAGAGGTCGCCGCCGACCACCGCAGTGATGCCTTCTTGAATGGCCGCCAGGAGATCGGCCCTGGCGAGACGGCTGATCGTAAATTGCTGCGCATGCTCAGCCTCCCACACATCGCGCCAATCAAACGTGGGGGTAATGCCCGTTCGGTTAGCCAGGTAGGCCAGCATCTCTTCGGGCGGGAGTGCATACAGGTGCGCAAACTCCTGAGCGGGCGTGGGGGCGGGGCCAGCTTTAGCCATCGTCCCGCTCCAGCCCCGCGCGACCGGCAAGATGCGCGGCCCCCGCAACGCGCGCCAGCGCCGCCACCAGTGCAGTGGGGTCCATGCGGCTGAGCACGGCGGGCAAACGGGCGATGAGTTGCTCAGCTGTTTCCCCCGCTGCGGCGGATGCGTCCATTTCAGCCTGGATGGGATCGACCAGGGGGGACATCACAGGGGCCCAGTCATTCAGTGCCGCATCGACCAAGCCGTCGATACCATCCGTAGGCTGTACGGCGGTGCCGCTCAGTGCTGCGACGGGGCGGGCACTCAGTGCAGCAGCCGGGGCCGGCTGAGAGGGCGTGACGGCCCCAAACACGGGCTCACCTTCCGCTGCCTGTGGAATGCGCAGCTTTTCATGCACCCAGCTGACGGGAATGCGGGCCCCACCCGCCGCAAGGGCGGGCAGGGCCTCGGCGTAGGACTGCAAGTCCTCCGCTTCATTCAGATCAAACTCCAGCCGGGGGCACCGCCGCATCGAGTCAATACCGCCCCGATTGAGTGACAGCAGTGGATATACCAGGTCGCGGGTGAGGGTGCTTGCGAGCTGGCGGGCATCCCCTGCCAGAATGTCGTCACGCACTGCGCCCTGAAGATCCGCGACACCAGACCCCAGGCCAGTCGCTTTAGCTTCTGCGCTCAACACCTGGCCGAGCACCAGTTTGGAGTGTGCCCGGTCGGCCCAATCGACCATGTTCAAGTGGTGGGAGCCCTCACCCCCACCCGTGATCTTCTGAATCTCCAAAGCCATGCCTTCCGGCATGATCGCTCGGGCGTCATGACCCAGGGCTGCCACAGCCCGCATCAGAGACGCTTTTTCCTCGTCGGTTGCACCCGATATGTACTTGCCCACAATGATGGGCAAACCATACGTCTCCAGGAACTCCGCGAAGTCGCCAATGCTGTACGCCTTGTAGAGGAACGGCCACACGGCGGGGCGCAAGATCCCGGCCCGGCCCTGGTAGCCGGTTTTTACCTTTCGGGCGGTGTGCAGTATCCAGCCCATCGAGATCATCTCTGCGCCATCTGCAGAGCCATCACGCAGACGTAAGCTGCGGCGGCGGGTGTCCATCTGGAACCACGTCTGGGGGCGGGGGTGAAAGCTGGGCAGCCATTCCCCTCCGTCGCGCCGCCATTCGATCTCAATGGCTGAGAACCCATACCCCGGCGCCTCCATCATGGCCAGGAGCACGTCGTCAAAGTCGTCAACAACATCACGCAGGATTTCCTCAACCCACTCTGCGCAGGCCTTCTCGGCTGCGGATGGATTGCGGGGCGGCACAACACGCCAGTCCAGAGTGAGGGGGGCGCCCGTGCGTTTTTCCCACTCGGAGCGCAGGTGTGCATCCCGATCCAGCATGTCGTCAAACAGCTGGGACTGGGCGACCAGGTCGCCCTGATCCGCATTCCTCAAAATCTGTGCAGCCCGGGCGGGCGTGATCCCGTCCAGCTGGGAATGCAGGGTCTGGTGCTCCAGCACTGCGATGCGGGCGGTTTGGGGCTCGGCAATGTCAGCGGTACGCAAAGGGTTGCCGTGTTGATCAATGAGTGTCGCCATGGTTAGAACATCCGGCGGGAGGGGATGACGAGACTGTCACAGTGGGGAGCGAGCCCGGAGTCGGCAGCGCGGGGGCGGCGGGCAACGGACTGGAAACCCTGGGCGCCGGCGTAGCGGCCACGGGTCATGGCCGTGCGCCACAGCAGGTACAGCCCGCAGAGTCCGTCGTAGTGGTGGCCTGGCTGGGGCTCGGGCCAAGTGTCGAGCTCGGCGAGAAGCTGAACAAGGGTTGGGCTGAACTCGATGCGTGGGTCGAGCACGTCGGTGATGAAGGGCTCTAGGCCGTCGATGCGCACCTCGGGGGGCACTGTCTCGGTCAGGCCGATCAGCGGCAGCGGCACACCTGCATTGATACCGGCAGTGATAAAGGTTTGCCGGCTGTGCTCGTAGGCGTTGTTGTTTTCGAACCCGATTGCGGTGGCGCAGAAATCCCGCTGGAACGTGATCAGGTCCGATTCGAGCTTCGACGGCACGCGCCGCTTGATCACCGCGTACTCGACGTAGAGCTTGCCACGCTCGCGGTCGAAAGCGCCGCCCACGATCGACGATGGGTCGGACGACTCGCCCCGGCCCATCGATGGGTCGCAGGCGCCGAGCGGCACGAAGTGCGCCAGGCGCGACACGAAGAACCGCAGCGGGGAAAACACCTTGTCTTCGTCGCTGCGCGGGTCACCCTGCATCTCGGTGTTGAACGCACGGATGTTCTTCGCGCGCTGGCGCATGAGCCAGAACAGCGGCCGCACGCCGGGCCACGAGATCACGGCGCCCTCGTCCATCTCGGCGCGGTGCGCCAGATAGAACTTGTAGGACGGCATCTCCTGCTCGGTGAGCACCTCGCCGCGGGCGCTGGCCTCTTCCTCGGCGGGCTTGTCCTCGTTGAGCATCACCTCCTGGCAGCGCTCCCACAGATCCATCCGGGCGGGCAGCTCGATGAGCGCGCGGAAGTGATGCACCAGGTGGCCGATAGCTCCCTTGGCCCGGCTGATCGGGTCGTTTTTATTGAGCACCGTGCCGACGCCGATGAACTTGGCGGTTCCGTCCGGCGGGCCGAGGAAGTCGACCGCCTTTTCGAGCCATTCCCAGCGGCCGTTACATTCGGTCGGGCTGCGAGCCTCTTTGTCGGTGATGAGGTCGTCGCCCAGCATCAGCTTAGGCCGACTCGCCCCGTGGAAGGTGCCACGGATCGCCTGATCCGCGCCGAAACTCTGCATCTTCACGCCAGCCGCAGTGGTGAACTCGCCGATCTTCCAGTTCTTGGTGCCGCCGCAGGCCTCGGGGAAGTCGAGCGCCAGGGCTGCGTTACACGTCAGCTCTACCTTGACCACTTCTAACAGGGCGGCCGGCAGTTTCGCCTCGGCGCCCAGCATGGCGATGTAGTCGATGAAGTACGGCAGCGGCGCCACTGCGGGCCAGCTCACTTCGGTGCGGACCTCGGGGCGCTGCAGCAGCGCCCGCACGGCGCACCAGACGGGGCCGATCTTGGTGGTCAGTGAGGATTTGGCCTCTCCTCGAGGCGCGACCCACCACTCCTTGGCACCGCGCTCCTGGTCGAGGATCTGCGGGAAGCGGGTGAAGAAATGCGCGTGAAACTGGCTCTTGGGCGGCCGGATGTGGTGCGGGAAGTAGGTGTAGCAGAAGAACTCGAAGTCGCGCTGGACGAGCACGCGCCGGCGCCGCGCAAGGCGGGCCTCGGGCGACGGGTCTAGGCCGATCTGGCGGGCCTCGATGTCGGCGCGCGCGGCGCGGGCGATCTCCTGCAGCTCGTCGAGGAAGTCGCGCTCGGAGGTTTGTAATTTGCGGCTCACGCTATTTCACCTTTACCGGAGCGCCGAAGCCGGCGGCTTCCTTTGCCCGGATGTAGTCGCGGGCGGGCACCTTTGCCGCGATCATCTTCAGGCGGAGATTCTCTGCACGAAGTTCGTGCAGCTCCAGGGCGGCCGCACGCGCGCCGTCTGCCACTTCTTTTGCGGAAAGCACGCCGACCAGGTGATCTTTGCTCTCGATCTTGTCGGCCAGCAGCAACACGAAATCGACGTTATCCATACGCCCTCGCGATCTCGTCGCCGAACGGCAGCAGCACCTCGGCGAAGGCAGCGCCGTGCTGCGGGTGGTTGGTCTGGATGAAAACCTGCATGCGCTTGATCACGTCCATGGCCACGCCCAGGCGATCAGCCTCGGGCATCAGCTTGGCGCCGGCGCTCTTGAGCTTGCTGACGGTGTCGCCCAGGGTGGCGACGGCCTTCACTTGGGCCTCGGGGTCTTTCATGTCGCCCAGCACTTCGAGCAGCGCTTCGCAGCGCATCAATCCCGCCGCGACGATGCGCGCCATCGCCTGCTCGATGCCGCCACCGGCAACGATGAGCGAGGCCGCGCGGAACTTGTCCCAGTCGTCGCCGCTGTTTTTTGCGTCGGCAAACCAGCGCCGGGCGGTGGCGTAGGGCACGCCGGCCTGGGCGGCGGCGATCTCCAGCGACAGACCGCCGATGTAGGCGGTCCGAAGTTTTTGGCGGGTTTCGGGGGGATGGGCCATCAGAACAGCTCCCGCAGCCGTTGCACGTGCTCGCGCCCCTCGGCAGTCATCTGTACCAGGTCGTCGGCCAAGCGCAGGGCGCCCACGTCTTGGAGCACACGCAGATCGGCACGCACCCGGTCCAGACTCACAGCGATACCGTGTACGGTTTCCAGCTCATTGCGCAGCACTCGGGCCACGCTATTGCCCCCTTCCCATGCCAGCGCGGCGAGCAGGCTGTTAGGGCGGCGACGGTCGTTTTCAGTCA